AGGCTGGAGGTTCAAATCCTCCTACCCAGACCACTTTTAGGATGCGTTCAGCAAATAAAAAAATTCAACTTGTAATTGAAAAATAAGCATCCTGTTCTTTTCTATGGAGTCACTAGTGTAGAGGTTCGCACCCTAGTCTGTGAAACTGGTAGTACGGGATCGTTCCCCGTGTGACTCCCCAAATTATTATGGCACAATAGCTCCAATGGTAGAGCAGTGGATTGAAAATTCATGTGTTGCTGGTTCGAGTCCAGCTTGTGCTACCAAACCAATACCCTTATAGACAAATTGGTAAAGTCACTCTCCTCAAAAGGGAGCATCTTAAAAGATATCTGAGTTCGAATCTCAGTGGGGGTACCAGTGTTGACAGTAATTCAATTATCTGTTATAGTATATACATGGGTCATTAACTCAGTGGAAGAGTTCTGGTCTTCGAAACCAGCAGTCAGAGGTTCGAATCCTCTATGACCCTCCAAACTAGTTAAATAGTTATAGTGACAATAGCAACAAAGGAGTAGAAAATGGCTGTTCTAGCACTAGATATCTCAGGAGTTCCCCGACAGTGGATCTCATACGATGACGCAATTACCTACCATGCAAAGAATGCAATTGCATGGGCATTAGGGGAAGTTGTAGCTAAGTATCGTGGTGGTCTTCAAAACGACGGTGAAATGAGTTACCTAGAAACTACTAGCATTATTGCTATTAAAGGTCATGGTTTCAATCCACATAAGCATGCCAATGTTGCACTAAGCAACCGTACATTATTCGGTCGTGACCGATATGTGTGTGCATACTGCGGTGGACATTTCCCCAACTATAACAATCTAAGTCGTGACCACATTTTGCCTAAGAGCCGAGGTGGAGAAAACGTCTGGAGTAACGTAGTTACTGCATGTAAGGATTGTAATGCAAAGAAGGGTCACAAACTGTTAAAAGAATGTGGTCTAGAATTGTTGTATGTTCCATACGCACCAAATCATTATGAAAACATGATTCTACAGAACCGCACTATACTTGCGGATCAAATGGATTACTTGCTTGCAGGTGTTCCAAAGCATAGTAGAATTTTGTTATCCTAGATATCACGGGGAGGCTTGACAAAAAAGTTTCCCTGTGATATAATTCATGTAAATAGAATGAAAGCCCGATTAGCGTAGTGGTAGCGCAATCGCCTTGTAAGCGATAGGTCGTCTGTTCGAGTCAGACATTGGGCACCAAATTTATTCCCCAGTAGCACAGCGGTAGTTGCAGTTGACTGTTAATCAACGTGTCGGTGGTTCGATCCCATCCTGGGGAGCCAATTTTATGTATTCAATAGTAATCCCTTATCTAAGCACCAGCAAGTATATTGACCGTTGTAAACATTTTTTAGAAATCAACAAATCTCTACCCTATGAGTTGGTAGAGATTGTAGATGAAACAGATGTTTACTATGCGTTTAATTACGGTGTATACAAAGCAAAGTACGATAAGGTCATATTATTGAATGATGATATGATTGTCAGTAGAGGTTGGGATTATCCATTATTAAAACACAACAACATGGAAACAATCACAACTGGTTATGTCATTGAACCTAATCCAGGTACTAATCATAGACCTAATGGAGAAACTATATCAAATATCAAACTTGATTGTGGACAATCAATTGATGTTTTTGATTATGGTAAGTTTCAGCAATTTGTTGATAGTAGTCAAGAACCAGATGTAGTGCAAAATAGCAAAGGTTGGTACATGCCAATTTGCTTTGATAAAAAAAGTTTTGTCAGCTATCCTAATCGTGTAAAGTTCCCTTATGAACAAAACGATGTGTTATTGATTGACTATGTTTTACCCAATCTTGGGTATAAATTTGCAAAAGTAAAAAGTTTTGTGTATCATTTTCAAAGTAAAAGTTTGAAGGAAGACTGAATCTAACACTTTCTGGCGTTCGTTCAACGGATAGGACACGATTCTTCTAAAGTCGTTATAGGGGTTCGATTCCCTTACGCCGGACCAAATTATTTGGGTACTAACACTAATACACCCTCACTAACGCATTTAGTTAGTGTATAGAAGTTGTGTGTATCCTCTAACACATCGGTTAATTCTTTGATAGTGTGATTCACTTTGAACATGTCCCAGATGTGTCCTAAATGGTAAGGATTGCCTTCTGGTAACAATATTCTGATATCATCACACATAATTACATCATTTTGATAATTATGTTTGAGCGATTTGATCAATTTTAATTCCTCAATCAATGGGAATTTAGTGGTTTCATTTTCTGGTAATCCATAGAATGCTGGAAAATGTGCATCAAGCCAAAAGAAAGTTTTTTCAGTTAATGTCGGAAGAATTTCTTTAAAAAAAGAAATACTTTCTAAATTAGTAATTTTTGAATTAGGGATTAGTTCCTGACATTTGATGACACAGTTGTTATCAATGTCACAACTGTAAAGTTTATCAAATCCACTATCTTTTGCAAACATGAGGCTATCTCCTTGATAGCATCCAGTTTCTACAAATGATGTTAATTGATGTTTGTGTTTTAGATCGGATATACCCAATCCAGCGTTTAAAGATGATATGTTGCTCATTGTAATATTTATATGTTGTAAAAATACAACATACCTTTTTGTTGACAATAAATCCATTCGGTGCTATACTCTAGTTATAGATTGATTGACAAAGAAATTTTTCAATAACAACGAAAAAAGATTTGACAATAAATCCAATTAGATGTATAATACATTTAATGAGTTGAGAAATCAACAATGTTCTTTAAAAAGTTAATTGTCATATAGTCCCTGTTAAGTTCAGGGTACTATATGTAAACGCATTAGGTTACCAACCCTAGTAGGTACCTGAGAGAGAATAATCTGTGGCCGCACAGACTCTCGCAGTAGTACAAGAAGCCTCCCGAGGGTGCTGGAATAAGTTGGCATGTAATGTGGTTAGAATCTTATCGGTAGACGGTACCGTGAGAAACCAGATGAAGTTCTGGAATGGTTCTAAACACCCTAATGCTTTTTCATATAGTATGTTATTAGTTTTGCTGATGTAAGCCCTTGGGTAAACGTCAACCCTAAGTAACTATGACGATAAACGGTAATGTAGCTACCAACTCCGTTGAGACATAGCAAATAGTGCGTCAGCAAAACTAATAATATAATGCTCGGTTCGTCTATCGGTTAGGACGGTGGCCTTTCACGCCGCAAAGAGGGGTTCGATTCCCCTACCGAGTACCAAGTTTTTAAGGGCATATCGCCTGAGCACTTCTCCCAGCAGTGGGACACTAGGCTCTGCAATCTTGTCCTTACTCTTTTTTGGTCTCAAAGTGTTCATGGACGCATACATGCCTGTCACGCATGAGGAGCGGGATCGTTACCCGCTGGGACCGCCAACATTAGGAAGGTTGGATGAGTGGCTTAAATCAGCAGTTTGCTAAACTGCGGGGTGCCGTAAGGTGCCCCGAGGGTTCGAATCCCTCACCTTCCACCAGAGCATTAAACGCCTAGATGGCAGAGTGGTCCAATGCACGGGATTGCAAATCCTGAAAACCGTCAGTTCAAATCTGACTCTAGGTTCCAAATTTTAAAGGAGAATATTGTGGCACATAAGCAACAAGGTATTCTAACACGTAGTCCTCAATGGTGGAAACACCTTAGAGATTGGAAGCGAGTGTTCTGGAAATCAGAACGTCAAGCACAAAAGAAAGTAATCAAAGGAGAATGATATGAAACGAGGTAAACTCTAGTGTCACTCTAAACTTCCGTATGGTTTAGGGTTGGCACGTAAAATCAAATAATACGTACAACCCTTCGTTGCGTAATGGTAGCGTACCGGACTCTTAATCCGAGAGGTCACAGTTCAAATCTGTGCGAAGGGACCATATGGAGGTATAACTTAACGGTAAAGTAGTAGGCTTTTAACCTATTAATCAGAGTTCGATTCTCTGTGCCTCTACCATATAAAAACACATTAGAAGCCTTCGTGACTGTAGGCAAGTAGGTCTCTGAGTCGTTTCCGACTAGTGTGTTTCTATATGGTAGTTATATAAAAACATATTTGACTAAACTCGGGTTCATCCGTGATAGCAGTTGCTACTATATCAAGTATGTTTCTATATAGTAAAAAGAATTTGGGTGTTGCCCCCGTCGGCGGTCTGTAAAACCGTTACCTTAAGAGATGGGAAGTCGGGTTCGTGGAGCGTTACCATCAACACCCACCAAGTTTTGTAAGTGTTAGCAAGTGAAATCACGCTATCCAGTATTCTTCGAAGGTGCTGTATAGTAGAAGGTTGCGGGTTCGATGCCCGGCTGGTCGCTTGAGTGGGACCGGTATACATGACGGCGTATCAGCTGGATGAATCCCAAGTGACGTACCAAATTCCCGGCCGGCTTTAGCATAGGGTGAATGGTTGCTATAATACAGGGAGCAACTACTTACAAATTTAATATGTCTCCTTGGTGTAATGGCAGCATGACGGTCTCCAAAACCGTTCGTGGGGGTTCGAGTCCCTCAGGGGACGCCAATCATTTAAAAGTGTTGAATTCAGGACCAGCAGGTGTAAAAGGTTTTTCTTTTACTTCAACAGATTGTCCGTCAACAACTATTTTTTGTATTAGAATTTCATCTATTGCAAATTCATTAGGTAAACAATGACTACTATGTTCCACAAAAGGTTCATTGGATAGTAGTTTGTACAGTAACCGATAATTGTTCTTATTGGACATACTGTATTTATAGATTTTAGGATCGGTTCAGCAACCAAAAAACTTTTTATGTCTAAAAAAGAAAAACGATCCTGTTATGCCCCTGTAGTTTAACGGTAAAACGGCGGATTTATATCCCGTAAGCAACAGATAATTGGTTCATCTGGGTTCGACTCCCGGCAGGGGTACCAGAATATTTGACAAGTATCAACAGATGCTATATAATAGAGACATGTTGCGCTTGTAGCTTAACGGTTAAAGCAGGGGACTCATAATCCCTTGAGTGGGGGTTCGATTCCCTCCGAGCGCACCAAAATTACATAAATCCCATTATAGACTTATGTAAGACTCTTTCGGCCATATTTTTGAATGGCCATCTTTTATGTATGCTACTTGTTTGGTTTGACAAGATTACATCTCCGTCATGCCATGCATGGTGATAACAATATTTTTCATTTGTGATATGGGCACCGATATTCTCTATTAGAGAATGATCTTCATTTTCAAGTTTATCTATTTGCCTAAAAGGGAAAAAGAAACCGTATTCGTTAACAACTAGTATAACGTCTCCCCCGGCTGTTATACATTTTAACTTTAATATTTTTTCTTTTTCTTCCATTTCTTGAAATGCTAAACTACTGTTATTAAACGTTGTCAATGATCCGATAGATCCTTTGACTGAATACAGGTAGGATATTGTTTTATTTTTGTGTAAACTTGGATTGTCTGTGTGCCAATCTAAGCCTTCTGAGTTTCCAAATATACCACTTTCAGTTACTTTGAGTAAGTACCCTTCAGACTGTTCTACTAGAAAATTATAATTTTCAGCAACAAATGTGTCACCATGCGTTGGTGACAAAGGCCATTGCCAGGTAGGGAATTTTTTTATAATGGATACTTCTTCTTTGATAGAAAGTTGTTGATTACGGGCGATAATTAAGGGATACGTTCTTAGTAAGTGTGAGATAAGAGATAATTCTTTATCTGAAACTTCAGCAAGATTAATGTCTTGTAAAAATATAGTCCAACCGTTGTCGTGTAAATGTAAGTTTAGCATGTAAAAAGTTTAATAATTTTTTTATCCAATAATTATAGAGTAAATATTGTTTACATAAAAAAGTATTTATGCGGGGTTCGTATAGTGGTAATACCTTAGCCTTCCAAGCTAAAGCGAGGAGTTCGATTCTCCTACCCCGCTCCAGAATGTATAAAGGGTTTATATGGATCAGTATTGTTTAGATTTAAAATTTGATTTACCTCCGTTTAAGCTAGGTACTGATTTTTCACCGTATACGAAAAGTCAACATTCTAATATTGATGAATCACATCTTAATAAAGAATTCCTTGATTTCTTTCTTTCAATAAATCAAGATATGGGTATAGGTGCATTTGAAGTTTTTTACTTGCCACCAAACGTTCAATCATTAATTCATGTTGATCAACTTAGTCTTACTGAAGTTGTATTGAGTGACTTCACTAAAATTAATTGGGTATACTACGGTGAAGGAAGTACCATGAATTGGTATACGCCTAAAGAGCATGATGCATTGCGTAGTAAAACAGTAGCAAGTGGATTAATTAGTACTGATAAGAGTTTGTCAAATCTTTATGTAAGTTTTGATAGAAATGAAGTAGATTTGATTCACTCACAGCCAGTTAAATTTCCTAGTATGGTCCAAGCAGGTGTCCCGCATAATATTCATACTGGCAATGAACATAGAATATGTGTTAGTTTGACATTTGGTTCTATAAAAGAATATCGTAGATATAATTGGGACGAATCTTTAAGTGTTCTAAAAAACTTTATAAGTTAAATCTGATTATGTGGATATAAAAGTTGTTGACGTTTATATAGAATAACTATATAATATGTCTTTGATAGTTAATGCCCTGGTGACGGAATTGGTATACGTGTTGGTCTTAGAAGCCAAATTTTGGGAGTTCGAGTCTCCCCTGGGGCACCAAATGCGAGTGTGGTGAAATAGGTAGACACAAGAGACTTAAAATCTCTCGCTTCCGAAAGGGGCGTGCCGGTTCGATTCCGGCCACTCGCACCATTTATAAGGACTATGTATGGAACAAAGTGCAGAAGAATTTTTAAAAGAATTAAAAATAAATCTCAATTTATATATTGATTCTTTTAAAAAGAAAACTCAAGAATTTAAATCAGTACCAATAGATGACATTGATGATTTTTTTGACAAATACTTAAGTAAGTTATTTGATAATAAAGCAGATCAACATATTTTTGATTCTATTAAGACATTAAGGTTCCTTGAACCACAACATGTTAGTAACTGCACTGCTGTTTTAGACCGATTAACATTGTTATCAATGTTTCCAAAAAATGCAATTGTTGCAGAATTAGGTGTAGACCGCGGCAGGTTTGCTGAACAGATATATGACATTACCAAACCTAAAAAGTTGCATCTAATAGATAACTTTGTACATGATTATCAACTGCCTGCAGTAACTGAAAGATTTGGTAATTTAGATAATGTAGAAATTCATAAAACAGATTCTGTAGAAAGTTCAAAGTTGTTTCAGGATGAATATTTTGATTTTATATATATTGATACTGACCATTCATATGAAGTAACTAAAGCGGAACTTAATGCATTTTCTAAAAAAATAAAATCCGGGGGGTTTATTTCTGGACACGACTATTTTCAAGTAGGAGTATCAAATGTTTTTTCTTATGGTGTTATGAGTGCAGTTCACGAATTTGTTGTTATTAATGACTGGAAATTACGTGCAGTGACATTAGAGCCTTTAGAGAATCAAAGTTTTTTAATACAAAAACCTTACTAGATATCGGTATCGGGCACCAAAATTTTTGATAAATAATGTTACTATGGCAACACAAGCAAAACAACTTAAAATTTTTATAAACGATAAACTTTATAAAACGGTAACATTAGATTCTGACAAGTACGAACCAACATGGTATTGGCCTCAAATAAATGCTGATAAAGAAGCCGGACTTCTTAACACATTTAATGTAGCTGACGGCATGAAGGTAGAGTTCCGTAAAGTTTAATAGTTAGTACATCGTGGGCTTCACCCCGTAGGCTTATTACCTTCAACAAAAATATTGGCATCAGCTTTAGTCATTAAATATTGTAATGAAATTACAAACAATATTTGAACAACATAACGACAAGTTTACAGGTAAGTGGAAACATTATTTTGATGTTTATGAACGATATCTAGGAAAATTTGTAGGACAAGAATTCACTCTTTTAGAAATAGGAATCAGCAATGGTGGTTCACTACAAGTATGGAAAAAGTACTTTGGTGATAAAGTTAGAATAGTAGGAGTAGACATTGATCCTCGTTCTTTGTATGAAGAACCTCAGATTGAAACATATTGTGGGAATCAAAGTGATGGTAACTTTTGGATGAATGTTCTTAACAGAATAGGTCAACCTGATGTTATCATCGATGATGGCAGTCACGCTCAAATGGACGTACTAAACAGTTTTAGTATTTTATTTCCGCAGTTAAAGAATAATGGTGTATATGTAATTGAAGATACGCATACTGCATATAATAAAGAATACTCAGGTGGTATCACAAGTCCATTAAATTTTATATCAATAGCTGGAAGATTTGTACATGATGTGAATCTAACATGGATGAATGAACCTTATACTCCAGTGGTAAATGATTTGAAAAGTATTAGTTTTTATGACAGTATGGTAGTTATGGAAAAAGAAACTACATACAAGAAAGAACCTGCATATGCAGGAGTAAACAAGATAGATGCTTGATTAGTTCAGCGGTAGAATGCTACTGTGACATAGTAGAGGTCAAAAGTTCAAATCTTTTATCAGGCACCAATTAGTGACAAATAAATATATCGCGGGTTACGTCAGTGGTCAGACCGCTAGGCTCATAACCTAGAAGTCGGAGGTTCGAATCCTTCACCCGCAACCAATTAAGTAACAGTATCTCCGATTGATGTAGCCTGGTAGCATCTATGGTTTGGGACCATATCGCGGGAGTTCAAATCTCTCATCGGAGACCAAGAATTTTAAAGGAAGAAAATGCAAGTAAGAGCAAAACATATTCTAGTTGAATCATTAAGTGACGCAATGGATCTATACATCAAAGTTAAAAACAATGGTGAAGATTTCAGCGTACTAGCAAAACAATTCAGCAAGTGTCCAAGTGGTCAAAATGGCGGCGATCTAGGTCTATTCGGCCGTGGTCAAATGGTCAAACCATTTGAAGATGCTACATTTGGATTGGACGTTGGCGGGTTAAGTCAACCTGTACAAACACAATTCGGTTATCACTTAATTCAAAGGACACAATAATGGCTAAATTAGCAGGCGTAAAAGATCGCAAAACAGTAGTTAAACGCACCTGTCAAGGTGGTCGTGCAAAAACTAGTTCAATGAACAAAACTCTTAGACGCACTTTCAAAAAGTATCGTGGTCAAGGAAAGTAAATGCCGTATATCAAAGAAGTTTTTGATGTAACTACTTTTGAACATGCAAAGGATGTAGTATTAACTCCTGATCCGGACAACCCTAAGAAGTTTGAGAATGAAACAAACTTTTTGGTCGATACAATTGCTAAACAAAAAATCATTAGTTCTGAATCAATTGTATTAGACTTTGGGTGTGGCATGGGTCGTGTTAGTAAAAAACTCATTGAGACCTTTGATTGCAATGTAATTGGCACAGATATAAGCAATGGTATGCTTACATTTGCTACTCTTTATGTGGCTAAACCTAAAAAATTCAAATCAATGAATTCATATAACATGCCGAATACTGTTGATGTTTGTATTAGTACATTCGTATTGCAACATGTACAAGACCCAAAGACGGAAATTGATATCATTTACAACAATTTAAAGGTTGGGGGATATCTTGTTCTGGTAAATGAACCTGTTCGTTTTGTCCCGAGTGACGTAGATATGAATCGTTATGTTGTTTGGCAAGATGATGGCTTTGATATTTTTGGTGAAATAAATAGTAGACTTAAAAGAGTAAATAGTGTACAATACATGAAAACAAAAACTAATGTTGAGTTTTATAGAAAAGAATAATGCATCCTTAACTCAGTTGGTAGAGTGTCGCCTTTACACGGCGAATGTCGGCGGTTCGAGCCCGTCAGGATGTACCAGAGATAATGCGGGATTAATTCAGTGGTAGAATGTTTCGTTGCCAACGAAAATGTCATCGGTTCGAATCCGATATCCCGCTCCAAATTAAAGAAAGAAAAATATGCCACGTATCAGTAGTGAAAAAGCCGTACAGGCAGTTGGTAATCGGTATGACTTAATTCTTATTGCAAGTCAACGGGTGCGTGAATTAAAAAGTGGGCATCGTGCTAAACTTAATGTCAAAGCTGGTCCCACAGTGACCGCATTGACTGAGATTGAAGAAGGTTTAATAGGACGTGAGTATCTTAAACGTCTTAAAAAAATCGAAAGATAAATTGGGGGATTGATGTAATGGGAGCCTGGGACCTTTGCAAGGTCTTCGTAACAGTTCGATTCTGTTATCCTCCACCAATAAGGAAGTGTGTCCGAGCGGTTTAAGGAACTGGTCTTGAAAACCAGCGAATGCTAACGTGTTCCGTGAGTTCGAATCTCACCACTTCCACCAAAGAGTTTGCCCAAAAGTCATTGACGGCAAATTGAAAACAGTATATAATACACACATGTTAAGAAATTAACAAACAGTTTTAGGATCGGTACAGCAATTCATATATACTATGGAAAACTAGACACCGTGGTAGTTGTTGGAGCAGAGTGCGTAAAACCACCGAGCGTTGAAGGGAACTATTTAAGCAGGACTAGTAAGCACAGAGTGATGGCCTGTGTAAAATAAAAGCAGTCAACAACGATCCTGCTTTCATTCATTATGGGATGTGTTCAGCAAGTTAAACATTAACGAAACTCATTAATGCAGTAGAAGATGGCCCCTGAGAAGGCTTTACTAGGGAAACCTAGCATTGATAGAACTGCCGACTTATGGAAAGACATATATGATGCTAGTGCAGACGCAAGACTAGATAGTCAATGAGAATCATTGATAGGGTCTATGGGACTGAACCGATATACCGGGGACTTGGTAGACCAGAAAATAAACTTTACTGTCCCGAACATCCCGTTTACCCAAAACAGATTTACATTATATCAATATTCTGATATAATACTTTTTTAGGATGCATTCAGCAACTTTAAATTTCACCTATAAATGAAACCAAAGCGCATCCTGTTGCATAACACACACGGAAGGAGTACAATATGTCAACATTTGTAGAAGCAGTAGCTAACCAAGAAGCCCGTACCACTAACGGTATGAAGGCACGTAAGTCAACCGCAAATGCTTGCGTTGACTTGTTCTATAACATCGGTGCAAGCCGTGGTAAGAACATCATACCCGCATTCACTGCGGCTTATGTTGAAAACTCTGACCTAGCATTACGTATTGTCCAATGGGCACGTGATGCACGTGGTGGATCCGGCGAACGTGAATTGTTCCGTCAAGTACTAGTTCACTTGGAACTAACCAACCCAGAAGATGCCAGCCGTCTATTGGTTAAGGTTCCTGAATTAGGTCGTTACGATGACTTGCTAGTGTTTAAGACTAAGACTCTTAAGGCACAAGCATACTCTATGTTAGGTGATGCATTACGTAACCGTAATGGATTGGCTGCAAAGTGGACTCCACGTAAGGGCGATGTTGCACGTGAAATTCGTGAATTCTTTGGAATGACTCCAAAGCAATATCGTAAGAGCCTTGTTGCATTAACCAATGTTGTTGAAACACAAATGTGTTCTAACGATTGGGACAACATCAACTATAGTCATGTTCCTTCAGTGGCACATGCACGTTACAAGAAGGCATTTGGTCGTCATGGTACAACCTATGCTGAATATGTAACTAAGTTAGTTAAGGGTGAAGCCGGTGTTAAAATTAACGCAGGTGCAGTATTCCCCTACGATGTATTGAAGGGTGCTATCAACAAGTACAGCCGTAGTTCTATGACTAAGACTGAATTGGATGCATTGCAAGCCCAATGGGATGCATTGCCAAACTTCATCGGGGACAGTAACGTGTTGCCAATGGTTGACAGTTCTGGTTCTATGACTTGTCTTGCCGGTGGTCATGGTAGCAAGAGTACTTTGTCTTGTTTGGATGTTGCAATCTCATTGGGATTGTACTTTGCAGACAAGAACACTGGTAAGTTCAAGGACACGTTCCTAACTTTCAGTCGTACTCCAAAGCTGGTTACTCTACAGGGTAACATCAATCAAAAGATTGATCAAATGAACACTGGTGAAGTCGCTAACACCGACTTGAACAAGGCATTTGATTTGGTGCTTAAGACAGCAGTTGATAACAATGTTCCTCAAGCAGAAATGCCAGGGACAATCGTTATCTTCTCTGACATGCAATTTGATGCCGGAGTATCTCACGATGACTCCGCTATTGAAATGATTGCACGTAAGTATCAAGCCGCAGGCTACGAACTTCCAAAGGTCGTATTCTGGAACTTGAACGCCGCATACGGTAACGCACCAGTTAAGTTTAACAAGAGTGGTGTTGCGCTAGTCTCAGGATTTAGCCCAGCAGTTGCACAAGGTATTCTTTCTGGTAACATGGATGACTTCTCACCAGAAGCAATCATGTTGAAGACCGTTATGAAGGATCGCTACGACCTAGCTTAAGCTAAATAGTAGTAGACAGACACCTAGTGTCTGTTTTTATAAGTGTTCTATATCACACCCAGCCGATAAGACTGGCTCTGTAAGTGAAAAAGATATAGAATCTTTATAAAAACACCCTAGCAAAACACCGCATATTATTGAGTTTACACACTCCTCGTTCTTTATTTAATATTAATACTTTTTAGCGCATCTAGGGTGTTCTTTTGCGCTTGACAATAATTCCCAAATAGTTTATAATACTTCTATTAAAAGGAGTCATTATGAGTGTGTACGCAAAATTTCAAGACAAAATCGTTGAAGTCGTCCGCGTCACCGAGACCGTTGGCTTCAGTAAAGATAAAGGTTGGGTATGCATTACTACTGATGTAGGTGTACCTGAGCGTAAGAAGATGACCTTCAAGTGGGTGCCTGCAAGTACTCAGTTTGAATGGGTCAGAGAATTTAATTTCGGAGAATAATATGCCGTGGATTCAAAATGTAGCACTTAGCGATATCATAAAAGGAAGACACTACGATCCAGGCCCCAACAACCTGTTGATTCAAATTGTTGACACTGGCATGGAGTTCCCCGAACCAAAATTCAAGTTCAATAATGTTCATCAATTTCAGTTCTTGGACTTGGAAGAAAAAGATACATGCATTGAACCAGAAATGAAAATCAACGATGACCAAGCAAAGAGTTTGGTTGTACTACTAAAGCAAGCATTGCTTAATCGCAGTAATGTGATTGTGCATTGTGTTGCTGGTGTATGTCGTAGTGGTGCAGTAGTAGAGGTTGGTATAATGATGGGCTTTGATGATACCGAAGATTATCGTAGTCCTAACTTGTTGGTCAAACACAAAATGATGAGTGTGTTAGGATTGACGTATGATGAAAATGAAGCCCACACAATCAATGGGATAGTTTTAGATAGTGGGTTAATTGTACCCAAAAACTATAAAGGTGATATTTAATGAACAAGTGTTATCAATTAGTTGGTGTACCGTGTGCAGGTAAAAGTACTTGGATCAAGAATCAAATCTGGGCTTTGGGCTTGACTGTTGTTGGCACTGATATGTATGTTGAAATGGAAGCACATCGTCAAGGTAAAACATACACCGAGGTGTTTGAAGATTACATGCCTATCGCAGTTCGTTTGATGGCTAATCATGCGTTGACTTGTCAAGCTAACCGTTTAGATTTTATCTGGGACCAAACTAGCACTACTGTAAAAAGCCGTGCTAGAAAGTTCAACACATTGTTGCCATCACAATATGAACATATTGCGGTTGTTTTCAAAGTGCCCGAAATGGATGAATTGAAAAGTAGATTAGCTAATCGCCCGGGCAAAGAAGTTCCTTGGGAAGTAGTACAAGGTATGATTGATAATTGGGAAGAGCCTACCCTTGGAGAAGGCTTTAAAGAAATTTGGAGAGTATAATGCCAGCAGTGTTTTTAGTGTCGGACACTCACTTCGGTCATACCGGTGTATGCCGATTCACAGAATCAGACGGAGTGACAAAGATACGCCCATGGACTGATCCAGCTGAAATGGATGAGGAAATGGTCAAGCGTTGGAACGAAACGGTTCGTCCAAATGATAAGGTATATCACTTGGGTGATGTAGTTATCAACCGCAAGGCTTTGAGCATCATGCATCGTTTGAACGGTGACAAGGTCTTGATTCGTGGTAACCATGATATTTTCCGTGACACGGAATATCGTGAACACTTCCGTGAATTGAGGGCTTATCATGTTATGAACGGTATGATATTAAGTCACATCCCAGTACATGAAGAAAGTTTGGGTCGTTTTGGTGTCAACATTCATGGTCATTTGCACACTAACCGTGTTAAAAAGCCTTGTGGATATGATGTTAAAACTGGTACTATCTTGTACAGCGATGAAATTGATACAAGATATCATTGCGTATGTGTAGAACAAACAGACTTTAGACCTATCTTATTAGAAGATGTATACAAGCGAATCAAAGACGAGGGCGGCGAAGTAGGATTTAAATCTGGCAACGGACCTACTATGTAGAACTTATAGGGGCTTCGGCCCCTATTTTTTTGGCTATATGATTTTGAACAGTCATTAGTTGTTCATCATATCCATCTACTTGTGTTTGTCTAATTAATGTTAATGATGGGTACCAAGGACTATCATTGCGATTTAATAACCATCTCCAGCATGTTTTATATCTATCTAATAGTAACAAGCATGGCTTATTTAAAGCACCAACTAAATGTGCTAACCCTGTGTCAATCGTAATCACAAAATCTAAATTACTAATCAATCCGGCAGTGTCATGCCAATTAGTAATGTTGCTAAAATAATCTTTTACCCCTATGCTTTGCAGTTGATTGATTTCATCAACCGTACACAGTGCTTGTAAGTTGACCCATTCATAATTACTATTCTCTCGCATCAATTTAAAAAGATATTCAAATGGATAGTTCTTAGTTCTTCCCCTCCAACTTACACCTACTCGTATCTTACCATTGTCCATTCTTTTCTTCCACTCATTAATTGATTTCTTGTTTGGTTTGAGATATGGGGTTTTTGATATTAGGTTGCCATAAGTTACATTTAGAATCCTAGGTAAACTCAGTATGGGTACCCAGTAATCAAAATACGGGATAGGTTCAGTATTGTCTATTACTAGATGGTTAAATGATTCTTTAAAAAGTTTTTTAAGTTGAGGCTCAGTTTGAATTATTATTGTCCCTCTAAGTTGATTGACAAATCTAATAAACTGTAT